GCCCATTGTGCTTGATCTGAGTAAGGATAGTCTGATGTCATGCGCCAATCTGTTTGTGCTAGTAGTTGGTTGCGTTCTAGTCTTAGTAGTCGTATTGGTTCTGCTGCTTGGAGTTCATTTAACTTTTCTCGAACTAATACATCATCAGTATTAACAATGTTATTGTTTACATCAAAACATTCCCAATTTGCTAAATCTACAGCCACCACATTGGGATGAGCTAATCTAATTGCCTTATCTTTTAATAATAATAAATCATTCATGCTGCTATCTCAAATAAGACCAAAGAACAATTAGATCCAACAATTGATGATTCACCTGCACCACTTCCATTCTGTTTAATTTTATATGTTATCGTTGTCCCAGCACTAACTGCTGGTGAATCTATGTGTGTATAGGTTTGTTCCATTGAATGCACAGCTGCTGCTGCAACACTTTGAGCAGAAAGTTGTCGAACTGCAGATTGTGGAACAATATCTCCATCTCCAGATGCCCCACCTGTTCTGTTCAGAAGTATATATGTATACATATTAGAAGGGCCATTAATCCAAACTTGACCATCATAAATTGCTAATATAGTAGAATTTGCACCAACTGTAGTAATTGCTTTAGTAACTGTTTCAACATAAGTAGCACTACTGATACTTATACCATTCCGATCTCTTGATCCTCTTTGTACTTGTAGAATACTCCCAGCAGGTACACCCGTCCCATAAACTAACTTATCATTTGCAATGTCGTGCCGTACTAGTTCGTGTCCAGCGACTTTGATTGAGCCAGCCATAGCTATTCTGGTTTTGGATGTTTAGTTTTCACTGCTTCAATTGCTTCCTGCCAATTGTTTGTACCGTTCACTTTATCCCAAAATTGCATGTCGAGTTGATCTTGAATGCTAGGATACTCAGGTTGTCGATCCCGTTGATACTGGTTAGCATCGTATTCTGCTTGGAGTTCTGCTATTTTTTGTTGAATAGAGTATTCATCAATCAACAACTCTTTACCTATTGCGTCATAAACTTGTGTTGAATTTAATATTCGACAGGGCTTATTAATAATTAACCTTATTGCTTTTTCTCGAAACATTATGCAATCTCTATAACTATCAGTGTTGATGCAGTATAAGTTCCGTAAGAGTCATTAGTATTAGTCGAATTAGATGTTTTATTTATAGTAGCAACAGCAGTATTTTGATTTTGAAAACTCACAGAATAAGTTAAAGCCGCATTTGACGATGGGCTATCTAAGAAATTAAATGCAATCCCAGTTGCATGATCAGGACCATCCGAACCTAACCTAAATGATGCTGCCTCTCTACTTTGTGTATTTGCGTTAGAACCAGACTCTGTTATAAATACTCCATTTCTGTTTAATCTAAACGCAATACTTCCTCCAATACTGTCATTTACCGCACCTATCGAAACCATTAATAAAAATTTACTGGTATTACTTGCTGGTACATCAGTTGTAATTGTTAATGCATCCGAATCACCGGAGCCAATCACTACATAAGCCTCGGTATCATTACTGTCAATACCTCTAAAAGTAGCACTTTTTATTTTAATCACATGCTCAGCAGGGAACACTACGCCACTATCCAATACTGCTTTGCTATTTGCAGTATTTGCTAATGTAATTCCGTCTAGTTTAATTGAACTCATAATTTAGTAAGCGTATAAGGTTCCGGTTATGTTTACTGAGCCTGTGAAGTTTGGCGAGCCACCAGCATTTATCAACTGACCATCAACAGTGATTGTGCCGCTAAATTCTGTATCACCGAAATAAACTACGTTCTGTGAACTAGACACAGTTATATTCTCACCGATTACATTTCTCTGTTGCATACCGGAGACAGTCACATCTGCGTTATTGATGCTAGTTAAAGAACTAGAACGCTTTGATCCGATGTAGCTCATGTTATTTCTAAATAAGAAAGGGTTACGTCGATAGAACTAGCAGCACTAGCGGTAACTTGTAGCTTGTCTCCCACTACTAGTACTAGCTTGTTCTCCATCATACTGAGGCTAGATCCGCTGGGGATCGGTGCATCCTTAATCCAGGTAGTTGTACTAGTACTATCTACTATTTCTACTGTAATAGTTTTGGTGCTAGTTGTCTTATTAGATGCTAGTAATCCAATCACTACTATTTCCGTGCTAGCAGGTACTGTATTGCTAGTATACGATAGCATCTGTGTAGCAGTGTTTCCTGCGGTTTCTGATTCTCTTTTGAATGCGTTTGCCATATTAGCCTAGTGCTAGTGCCATTGGGATTGGGTCGCTACCTGCTGCGCCAGTAGCACCACGCAGATCTCCTGTGCTAAAACCTAGTCCATCATTACTCGTAAAAGTGACAATACCGTTACTGCTATTATAACTCCCTCCAGTAAACCCAGTTCCATTTGTGCCATTTGTACCATTTGTTCCGTCAGCACCATCGTTTCCTGCTGGGCCTTGTGCTCCTGTAGCACCTTGGATTCCCTGTGCACCTGTAGCACCCGTAGCACCATCAGCCCCATCGTTTCCTGCTGGGCCTTGTGCACCCGTAGCACCTTGGATTCCCTGTGCACCTTGTGCACCTGTAGCACCCGTAGCACCTTGGATTCCCTGTGCACCTTGTGCACCTGTAGCACCATCGTTTCCTGCTGGGCCTTGTGCACCCGTAGCACCCGTAGCACCTTGGATTCCCTGTGCACCTGTAGCACCCGTAGCACCATCAGCAGGTTTAGCGAAATTTATGTAGTTTGTAGTACTGTCACTGTAGGTAAAGGTCAGTCTGTAATTGCTAGAATTATCAGGATCAGTAGCAACTCCTACCGTTGAAACCTCTTTGCCATCTGTCCCATCTGATCCGGCTGCCCCCGTTGCCCCGGTAGCTCCTTGTGATCCTTGAATCCCTTGAGCACCCTGTGCGCCTGTTGCCCCCTGTGGGCCAATAGCCCCATCGATTCCATCAGCAGGTTTAGCAAAGTTTACGTAGTTTGTAGTACTGTCACTGTACGTAAAGGTCAGTCGATAGTTGTTGGAATTGCTAGGATCAGTAGCTATACCTACTGTAGAGATGTCCTTACCATCAGCCCCATCTGTACCGTTCGTTCCGTTCGTTCCGTTCGTCCCGTTGCTACCGTTTGACCCGTCGATCCCATCAGCAGGTTTGGCAAAGTTAACAAAGTTAGTGCTGCTATCCGTATAGGTAAAAGTTATTCGGTAGTTGTTTGTATTACTTGGGTCATTGCCTATCTGAATCGCAGAAATCTCCTTGCCATCCGATCCGGCTGCCCCGTCTGTACCGTCTGTGCCGTTTGTGCCGTTCGTCCCGTTTGTCGGTTTACTAAAGGTAGCAGTATTAGTTGAGCTATCATTATAAGTAAAAGTCAGTGCGTACTCAGAACTATTGCTTGGATTGGTAGCGATCCCTACTGTCGTGACTTGTTTACCATCCGCCCCGTCTGCGCCATCTGCCCCGTCTGTACCGTTACTAGGCTTGGCAAAGATTACTTCACTAGAAGTACTGTCGGTGAACTGAAACGTCAGACCATATGTAGCAGTAGGGTTCTGGGAACCGTTGCCTAGCGAAACGCTACTGACTCCTTTACCTGCTGGCCCGGTAATTGAGGGCATCGTCAGATCGTAGTTTGTAGTAGTTCCTGAGTGGTTAGTAGTGACAAAGCGGACTTGCTGAGATCCTAGTTGCGAAATGTTTGTTACAGAAGTCCCGTTGTCTCCTGCTGGGCCAGTGTTACCTACTTGTCCGGCTGGGAGGTTGAGAGTCTGATGGTAAGTATTGTTACCCCAAGTAACGGTAAACTGAGAACCATCTGAACTCTGAACGATGCTATCAATTCCGTAGCCTCGTGGCCCCTGAGTTGCCTGAGCTACTATGTGGGCTAGTGCACCAGAGACAGTAGTTGAGGAGTAAGCAGTCTGATCGCTACTGGATAGTGGGATGTGGCTAGCATTGAGATCAGTAGCTACTGCACTTAAATCACTACCGACAATCGCTCTGGAACTAATAGTAAAAGTATTGCCGAGCGTGTCTTGGAAATTAGCCATTATCTCCACCTCCAGCCAACACGGACTCGTTTCCTTGATGCTCCTGAGTTCCTAGTCATTGAGTTCGTAGATTCCGATTGAGTAGCATAGCGCACTATTTCTAGGAATCTTTGTCTGAAAACTCCTGATTTTTCTACATTCCGTAACTCGTTTTCTTTCAGATACGCTCTTTCGGCTACTCCAAAGACTAGCGCCTCCTGGTACATAGAACCAATTAGCGGAACATCGGTATCTGCCTGAGTATTGTTGTAGGTCAACCGATCTCTCGGAGGGTCGATCACTCCATCAAACTTAATCACGGAAGTATCTACAATTGCAGTAATAATCCCTGTGGTTGTAGAGAGAACATCGGTAGAGCTGTCGCCTGTCACATCAAATACGGGAATCTGGGAGACAAGCGTAGCACTAAAGAGATGATCGGAAGTCGTCGGAGTCGGATAGACTCGGAAGGTAGGGCTTGAATTGTGCTCGATGACGATTGCTCGGATCGGGCCTGACTGACTCTGCCAGTTTGAATCTACAATCTGACCACTGACTACTCGATTTTCATCTAGTACGCTAGAGGTAACAATCGGAATCTCAACGGAAGTATTCTCGATGCGAGCACGCTTGAGATTCATCAGTGGCGGATTGGACGGACGATTAAAAGAAGAAGTAGCTTCTACAATCGTTACGTCAGAAGTGACTATCGGAAACTCAGTAAGCCGGATGAACTCATGCTGAGCGTCATAGAGATACTGACGCAACTCCGGTGCAGTCCACCGCTTACTAGTATTAGAACTGTAACTCCCATCCTGTAGTAGAGTAGTTACTCTATCCAGAATTTGTGCTTGAGTCAGGCTCATTCTCCCCTACGTCTAGAGAGTGTTTTGTTTTCCTAGGTGCTCGTACTACTTTAGCTTTTGCTTCTGCTTGTGCTTCCATACCTGTAGCGGTATCGATAATTGCACCTTGAGCGTCCTTAACAGGCATAATTACGGTAATCGGAAAGCGTGGCCTTTGGTATCCTTCCGGTGGCTTGTAGTACTGAGTCTGTGTGTACTCAGTAATTACACATTCTAGCAGTCTATTAATATGAACACCACTTACAATTCTAGCAGATCCTCTAGGAATTACTGCTGGAAAACCGTTTACAGAAACACCGACTGCTTCTGTCTCGTGATGGTCTCGGCCCATCTCCACTCGGATTACTCCGAAGCCCGGAGGTACAGACTCAGGCTTGCCATCCCACTCAGGAGCAAGGTTGTGCTGGTTAGCGACAGTATGGTAGCGACCCGTTCCTGAGTTGTACTCGCTAGAAGTTTGATTTGGTACGTATGTATAATTCATAGCTCCACTTTAAAAGCAGAGGACTACCGAAGTAGCCCCCTTAGTTAATTACGGTACGTAATTAGTCACCCGTGTAGGATGAATATTCGCATTGAAGCGATACACCGCATAAACGTAAACTGCTCCAGTAGAAGCAGTAGTAGTAGTATTATGAAAATGGAATCGGATGATTCGATCTGGTAGTGAAGCTACCGGAACCCACTTCGTAGTCATTTCATAAATTGTTTCGCTACTAGCCGCATTAAGATCGATTGGGCTAGCACCAGAAAAGTAGTCATCATCAGCTACTACACCTACACCTGCTAAGTGTCCTGCGTCTACAGTAACTACCTGATCGAAGTCGTTCTTCACAACGTAGACAATCTTTTCGACGATACACTCCGGTGGAACGGTAACGTCGATGTACTTGTCTTCGCTAGCAGCCATAGCTGTCACCGCAATGTGTTCCGTACACTGTGGGACATAGCTCATTTGCATCTTGTCAGATCGCATATATTCTCCTAAGAGCTGGTAGCTAGTGCTAGTAGCACTAGCTTAATAATAAAATTAGACGTTGGTACTATACGGAGCAGGAGGATTCCACCAGTTGGTTGCTGAAGTCGTTCCAGTCGTTACCGCAGGGGTAAAGGCCGAAGCAGCAGTCTCAATGGAAACCATCCAATCTTCGTTTAGGATAATAGAACCAAACATAAACGTATATCCCACCGTACCACGCTGGCCTAGAGGGTCAGTACCGCTAGGGGTAGGTCGTACTACCTTTGGTACAATGCTATCCATTCCGCCAATCGTTGCTGTCCCTACAGAATCTCTAGCAAAAATTACAATCGGGTAAACGTCTGTATTGCTACCAGTAGTCAATACCGATGTGTTTCCATGTGGAGTAGCACCTGCACCTGTCGAAAGGTCACCGTTTCGGTCAAACGGAACTGCTTGGGTAGTGGCAATAAAACGAATCCCGTTGTAGGAACCCATCTCAAAGTCCATCACATCCCCACTAGCATACTTCTCAACAGGAACAAACCCGTCAATGTTCTCTAGATCGTAGCGCAGATTCGGATGACAGATCGCAATGAATCCAGCACGGATCGGCTCAGTCGCTACTTCTGTGCTAGCAGATAGCATCTCAGTCATCTTAGTAGCATCATTATTCTC